GGCTGATCGCCGCAAAGGTGTACGAGGCTCGGCGGCGCCATCAGTGAGGCGGCCGGGCTGTGTTGATGCAACGCTATATCGAAAGGAGGACTGATCCATCGCCCATCACGATCACCATCGAAGGCGCGAACGTTGACGAAGTCCGTCAGCTCGTGCAGGACCTCGCCGAGACGATCACCGGCATGCGACCGGAAGAAATCCCGGTCGACACCAAAGTATCCACGCTGGAGCAGAGACCGGCCGGACAAGCCGCCCCCGCGGCTCCGCAGACCGGCGCGACGTCCCCGCCCGCGCAGGCGCCGGTCGCTCCGTCGTCCTCCGCGGCGCCGGCGACGCCGACAAACGGCGCCCAGCCGAACGGCCAGCCGGGCGGACAAGCCCGTCCGCCGGCAAGCGCACCGACGGCGCCAACCGCTCCGCCGGTAGCCGCTCCGCAGGCGGCGAGCCCGGCACAACCGGCGTCCAGCGCTCCGGCTGCGCCGACATCCGTGCCGGAGTATACGTTTCATCAAATCGCCTCGGCGACCATGCAGCTGCAGGAGGCTGGGCACAACGTTTTTGAGATATTCCAGCAGTTCGGTGTCCAATTCCTGAACCAACTGCCGAAGGAGCGCTACGCCGAGTACGCGGCGGTGCTGCGGCAAAGGGGCGCGAAGATATGACGGAGATTTCGCACGCGGAGAGGGAGCACGCGCTCCTCTCCGCCAGCTCCGCGCATCGCTGGTTGGTCTGCACGCCGAGCGCCAGGTTAGAGGAAACGCTGCCGGAACGCAGATCCAGCTACGCCGACGCCGGCCGGCTCGCGCACGAGATGGCCGAGCTAAAGCTCCGGAAGTATTACACCGATCCGATCGGGCCGCGGAAGTTTGCCAACCTCATGAAGCAGTTCCGCGAGAGCGAGCACTACACGCCGGAGCTGGAGAAGATCGCGGATACCTTCGTTGAGTATTGCAAGGCGGTAGGCACGCAGGCGTTTAGCGCCAGCCCCTACGTCATGATTGAGTCCCGGGTCGACTATTCGCATGTGGCGCCGGGCGGATTCGGGACGGCCGACTTTGTGGCCGTGGGTGACGACCTGATGATCGTCGTCGATCTCAAGACCGGCCAAGGAAAGCCGGTGTCCGTCCAAGGAAACCCGCAGATGCGGCTGTACGCGCTCGGCGCGCTCCGGCTCGTCGCCGGAATCTTCCCGGTCAGCCGGGTGCGCATGGCGATCATCCAGCCGAAGGTGTACGACGAGCCGCAGGAAGAGGAGATCACGGTCGAGGAGCTGGAGCGCTGGGCGGCCGAAATCGCGCCGATCGCGCAGCGGGCGTGGAATGGCGAAGGCGAATATGTCGTCGGCGAGCACTGCCAGTTCTGCCGGGCGCGAGAGCGCTGCCGGGCACGGATCGAACAGTATTTCGGCGCCGCTGAGCTCGCGCCGCACAAGCCGTCGATCATCGGCTGGGACGAGGTGGGCGAAGTGCTTCGGAAAGCCGAGGGCATCGTCAGCTGGTACAACGATCTGAAGGAGCTGGCGCTTTCGCACATCCTCGACGGCGGCGAGGTGCCGGGCTGGAAGGCAGTCGAAGGGCGATCCTCCCGGGTCTACACCGACCTGGATAAAGCGTTCGAGGCCCTGAAAGCGGCCGGTATCGACGAAGCGATCCTCTACGAGCGCCGGCCGCTCACGCCGGCGCAGCTGGAAAAAGCGCTCGGCAAGGAGCAATACCGTGACCTGCTCGAAGTGCCCGGACATGTGGTAAAAGAGCCGGGCAAGCCGACGCTGGTGCCGGAGTCGGACAAGCGTCCCGCCTATTCAAAAGCAGCGGCAGTATTTGCCGATGCCCAATAAATCACATGATAAGGAGTCGATCAGTCAATGAGTCAAACGAGTGTCGTAACGGGTGAAGTGCGTCTGAGCTACGTCAATTTGTTCCAGCCGCGTGCAGCGCAACAGGGCGGAGAACCGAAGTACAGCGTGACGATCCTGCTGCCGAAGAGCGACACGGCGACGTATCAGCGCATCCAGCAGGCGATCCAGGCGGCGTATGAAAAGGGCGTCGTCGAAAAGTGGAACGGCGCGCGGCCGCCGCTCAAGCACACAATTCATGACGGTGACGGCGTTCGTCCAAGCGGCGAGCCGTTTGGGCCGGAATGCCGCGGGCATTGGGTATTCACAGCGTCGTCGAAACAGCGGCCGGAGATCGTGGACGCCAATCTCAACCCGATCATCGACCAGTCGAAGGTGTATTCCGGTGTCTACGGTCGAGTGCATGTCAATTTCTTTGCGTACTCGCAGTCCGGCAACCGCGGCATCGCTGCTGGCCTCGGTCCGGTGCAGATCCTCCGCGACGGCGAGCCGCTGGGCGGCCGCGTGACTGCTGCTGATGCATTCGGCGCCGCTCCTGTGCCGGCCGCACCGCAACCGCCGGTCGGATACGGTCAGCCGGCGACGCAAGCCGCGCCTCAGCAAATTGATCCCATCACCGGGCAGCCGCTGGGTGGCGGCATCTACGGCATATGAGCCGGTTATCAGTGGACATCGAGACGTACTCCAGCATCGACATCAAGAAATCGGGCCTGTACCGCTACGTACAGGCCCCTGATTTCCAGGTGCTGCTGTTCGCGTACAGTCTCGATGGCGAGCCGGTTCAGGTGGTGGATCTCGCGCAGGGCGAAAAGATACCGGATCACATTTTGTTCGCGCTGTTTGATGAGAAGGTTGAAAAGCGCGCATGGAATGCAGCGTTTGAGTGGTACGCATTGGGTCGGCATTTCAACTTACCACCCAGTATGCTACGCGGATGGATCAATCAATGGAAATGCAGCATGGTCCACGCCTATTATTGCGGCTATCCGGGCAGCCTGGCGGCGGCCGGCGAGGCGGTCGGCATTCCTGCCGACAAGAAAAAGCTGTCTGTCGGCAGCGCGCTGATCCGGACGTTCTGCGTGCCGCAGACGCCGACAAAGTCCAACGGCTACCGCACGCGCACGCTGCCACACCACGAGCCGGAAAAATGGCGACTGTTCAAACAATACTGCGCCGGCGACGTGGTGGCTGAAATGGCGATCGCAGAGAGGCTCGACGCCTTTCCGGTGCCAGGTCAAGAGTGGGTACTTTGGATGCTTGATATTTGGATCAACGAGCGCGGCGTGCAATGCGACCGACAGCTTGTTGAGTCAGCGATCCAGATGCTTGACGCAGAGACGGCCGCGCTCATCGCTGAGGCCGTGCAGCTGACCGGAATTGAAAATCCGAAGTCCGTCCAGCAACTGACGAAGTGGCTCGAGGAGGAGACTGGCGAGGAAGTAGCCGACCTGCGGAAAGGTACCGTTGCGAAAATGATCGACCGGCTCGAGCCGGGGAAGGCCCGGCGGGTGCTGGAGATACGGCAGGAGCTGTCGAAGAGCAGCACCAAAAAGTACGCCGCGATGCGCGAAACGATCTGCGACGACGATCGGATCAGAGGGTTGCTGCAGTTCTACGGAGCGAACCGGACGGGCCGATGGGCCGGCCGACTGGTACAGGTGCAAAACCTTCCGCGGAACAGCCTGCCGGCAATCGAGCTGGCGCGCGCACTGGCCGTCCGGGGGGATGCAGCGGCGCTGAAACTGCTCTACTGCAGCCTGTCTGATACGCTCTCGCAGCTCATCCGGACCGCGCTGATCGCCAGACCGTTTACCTGCTTGCATATTGCCGACTTTTCAGCGATTGAGGCTCGGGTGCTCGCCTGGCTTGCCGGAGAGCAGTGGCGGATCGACGTCTTCCGGACGCACGGAAAAATCTACGAAGCCTCGGCGTCACAGATGTTCGGCGTGCCGATTGAGCAGATCACGAAGGGAAGCGAGCTGCGGCAGAAAGGCAAAATCGCGGAGCTTGCCTTGGGCTACCAAGGCGGCGTTGGCGCACTTATCAGCATGGGAGCTCTGGATATGGGATTGAGCGAGGATGAGCTGCCCGAGATCGTCGAGCGCTGGAGAAACGCAAACCGCGCGATCGTGGAGTTTTGGCGCAGCATCGAAGGCGCTGCGTTGCACGCTGTCCAGACCGGTGAAGCTGTCGGCCTCCGCGGGTTGGTGATCGCCCGGGAGATGGATGCCCGCACCGGGCAGGACTTCATGACGATCCGGCTGCCCAGCGGTCGAAAGCTCTACTACCCACGGCCGCATATCGTCGAGAACCAATTCGGCCGGCCGGCGGTGCACTACTATGGCCTCGAGGGCGGGAAATGGACGGTGCTCTCCACTTACGGTGGAAAGCTCACCGAGAACGTCGTACAGGCTATTTCCCGGGACTGCCTGGCCAATGCCATGGTGAAGCTCGACGCCGCGGGCTTTGAGATCGTCATGCACGTGCACGACGAGATCGTGGCCGAAGTGGAGGGCGACCGGCTGGAGGAGATGCTGGAGCTCATGCGGGAGCCGATCCCGTGGGCGCCGGGCCTGCCGCTCGATGCGGCTGGATTCATAACTGATTTCTATATGAAGGATTGAGGTGACACGGATATGAAGAACACGCTCGGAGATCTGAATAACCATTTGTTCGCACAGCTGGAGCGTTTGTCGGACGAAAGTCTGAAAGGTGAAGCGTTGAACGAGGAGATCAATCGGGCGCGAGCCATCATGGGCATCGCAACGAAAATCATCGACACGGGGACCCTTGTGCTCGAAGCCCAACGATTCATCGATGACAAGATGGACGCGGATGCGAAGTTGCCGAAGATGCTCGAGGGCGGGAAATGAGACGAAAATACACTCCGGAGCAACTCGCCTTCATCCATGAAATCGCGCCCGGACGATATGCCGATGAGATCGTCGAGCTGTTTAACGCCAGATTCGGCGCCAATCTTACCGTCGGTCAGCTCCGGGCACTCAAGAAAAACCACAACATCAAGAGCGGTGTTCCCAGAAGTAGGGGCGGCGATGGACTTTTCACCAAGGAGCAGAGGGAGTTCATCGCGCAGCACGTCGCGGGGAGGCATAACCGCGAGCTGGCCGACCTGATAAACGAGAGATTCGGCCTTTCCGTAACGGTGAAGCAGATCAAAGCCTGGAAGAAAAATCACGGGTATTCCAGCGGACTGAAAGGTTCGGAGGGAATGGCCCCTCCGAACAAAGGCAAGCCCAGAACGTGGACTGGTGGAGAAGAGACACGATTCAAAAAAGGTCATATTCCTCACAATTATATGCCTGTCGGATCCGAGCGGGTAAACGCAGACGGCTATGTAGACGTCAAGATTGCCGACCCGAACAAATGGAGAGGCAAACACCTGCTGGTCTGGGAACAGCATCACGGACGGCCGGTCCCGAAAGGTTACGCAGTAATCTTCGGAGACGGAAACCGCAGAAACTTTGATCCCGAGAATCTCATTCTCGTCTCTCGCCAACAGCTGGCCGTCATGAACAAGCACGGGTTAATTCGGAATAACGCCGAACTGACCAAAACAGGTGTCATCATGGCCGACTTGCTTCAAAAAATCAGCGCCCGCAAAAGGAAGAGGTGAAAGCAAAATTGATCTCCGGCAAGTTCTACACCAATGACGGAGAGCTGGCAATCATCCGGAACGCTGACGATCTCGCGCAGCTCGTTGAAGTTAAAATCGGCTACGACGCGGCGCAGATGTTCCGCGAGCTCGCGGAAAAAGCCAACGACGTGCAACAGCGCCTGGAATCCGACCTGCGAAGCTACGAGGTGCAGTTGGAAAGCCAATCTGCAGCGCTGCGGGAAATCAACGATCAGGTACATTACCTGCTTAATATCATGCATCGGGCGAAGATCGCAAAGGCCGAGAAAGAGGCGATGCTCAAGAGCCTGGGTGCGATCCGCTCCGAGTTAAGAAACCACTGCTAAGGAGAGCGGACGTCATGCACGTCTACATCACACCCGAGGAGTACGAGGCGGCAGCCGCCCGCGGCATCTCCCGAAAGACACTCAACCTCCGCGTCCGGATTTATGGTTGGCCGAAGGATCGCGCGCTGACTGAGCCTGTGCAGCAGCGCACGGACTGGTCCGAATGGTATGCGGTCGCCGAGGTAAACGGCATATCGCTGATAACCTTCCGCACCCGTATCTATCGCGGCTGGACGCCGGAGCGTGCGGCGACAGAGCCGCCGAGACCACGAAAAGGATGACCGCCAATGCTCTACAACCGAGAGCTGACCATATCCACCGCCGGCGACCGGCACAGCACAAACTGGCAGAATCAAACCATCTGGTGGTCCGAGCTCATCGAGCAGCTCCGCATGGCTCGACGCGGCACGGAGACGCTGACCGAGTATCTGGCACTGCCCAAACGCCAGCAGGACGATCTCAAGGACATCGGCGGCTTCGTCGGCGGTGCGCTGAATGGCCGTCGCCGCAAGGCGTCCGCTGTCGCCGGTCGCGACCTCATCACACTCGACATTGACACCATCCCGCCGTTTGGAACGGACGACGTGCTGCGGCGGATCGACAGCCTCGGCTGTGCTTACGTCGTCTATTCCACCCGCAAGCACTCGCCGGACCGGCCGCGTCTGCGCCTGATCGTGCCGACGGACCGCACTGTGACGGCCGACGAATACGAGCCGATCGCGCGCAAGCTGGCCGAGATGATCGGTATCGAAATGTGCGACCCGACGACGTTCCAAGTGGCGCGGCTCATGTACTGGCCGAGCTGCTGCGCGGACAGCCAATACATTTACCATTACGGCGACAAGCCGTTCCTGAGCGCAGATGGCATGCTGGCGCTGTACGCGGACTGGCGCGACTGGATGAGCTGGCCGCAGGTGCCGGGTGCCGACACCCAGCACGTCCGGCTGGCCGCGAAGCAAGGCGATCCGCATGCCAAACCGGGCGTTGTCGGGGCGTTCTGCCGGCAGTATGACGTGCTCACGGCCATGGAGACGTTCCTGCCGGGCGTCTACGCACCCACGGACGACCCGACGCGCTGGACGTACGCGGCCGGCTCCACGACCGGCGGCGCTGTCATCTACGATGACGGCAAATTCCTGTACAGCCACCACGCGACGGACCCGTGCAGCGGCCGCTTGGTCAACGCCTTTGACCTCGTGCGCCTGCACAAGTTCAGCGACCTGGACGACGACGCTGCGCCAGGTACTCCGACGAACCGGCTGCCGAGCTACACGGCGATGGTCGCCTTCGCGCTGCAGGATGCCGGCGTGGCAGCCGCCATGCAGCAGGAGCGGTACGAACGCGCAGTCGAGGCATTCCAGAGCTCGGCACCGGCCGGCGGCCTGCCCCGCGCCGGCGGACAGCCGGCAGAGCAGAGCACGGACTGGATTCGCCTGCTGGAGCTCAGCCCGACCACCGGCCGACCGGCCAAAACAACAGACAACATCCTTATCATCTTGGAGCACGATCCGCTCCTGCGCGGCAAAATCGCCTACGACGAGTTCGCCGTCCGCGGCATGGTGCTGGGCTCCCTGCCGTGGGATCCCCGACCGGAGCGCCGGCAGTGGACTGACGTGGACGACGCCGGGCTCCGGCACTACCTGGAGCATACCTACGGCATCACCGGCAAAGAAAAGATTCTCGACGCCGTTGCGATCGTCGCGCACCGTTACAGGTACAACGAAGTACAGGAATACCTGACGCCTCTCACCTGGGACGGCGTGCCGCGCCTCGACACAGTGCTCATCGACTATCTGGGCGCCGAGGACAACGTCTACACGCGGACAGTCGCCCGAAAGGCCATTGTGGCGGCTGTTGCCCGGGCCATGCAACCTGGATGCAAATACGACTACATGCCGATCCTGGCCGGACCGCAGGGCATCGGAAAATCGACGTTCCTCCGGGTCCTCGGCCGCAAATGGTACAGCGACAGCCTGACCACGTTCGAGGGCAAGGAGGCCAGCGAGCTCATCCAGGGCATCTGGGTCATCGAGGTGGCTGAGCTGCAGGGCTTCAATAAATCCGAAACCAACGCCATCAAGCAGTTTCTCAGTCGCACGGAGGACATCTACCGGGAGCCGTACGGCCGGCGGACAACGGCGTTTCCGCGGCGGTGCGTCTTCTGGGGTACAACCAACGACGCTGAATTCCTCCGGGACGCGACCGGTAACAGGCGTTTTTGGCCGGTCGATGTTGGGCTGAATCCGCCGAAGAAATCAGTTTTCGAGGATCTGGAACGCGAGGTCGACCAAATATACGCCGAGGCTTTCGTCTACTGGCAACAGGGTGAGCCACTGTTTCTCACAGGCGAAGCGGCCGAGATCGCCAAACAGCAACAGGAAGAGCACCGGGAGGGCAACGCCAAAGAGGGCTTGATCCGGGAATTCGTCGAGCGCCCAGTTCCGGTGGGATGGGAAAAACGCGATATAGCGTCGAGGCGGCTGTATTGGGCGGCCGAGTTCGGAAAGTACGAAGGCGAGACGGTTCCGAGGGATCGTGTCTGCGCAGCCGAGATCTGGGTGGAGTGCTTAGGCGGAGAGCTGAAGCACATGAGGCGCGCGGAGACAATGGAAATTAACAGCATTCTGGCGCGGTTGCCGGGGTGGGGGCGCAAGCCGGTGGCGATGAGGTGCGGCCCGTACGGGCTCCAAAAAGGGTTCTATCGAGAGGCATTTTGAGCCTGTTACTTTGTTACTTTGACTTGTTACTTTGAAGCTGGAAAGTAACACCAATTGTTACTTTGAATCTGAAAGTAACAGCAAAGTAACACCCAAAGTAACAGCGACAAACCGCATAACGATGGGGTTTATAGGCAATTTGTTACTTTGTTACTTTGATTTCTATATAAAAGGTACAAATAGAGAAATAGAGAGGATATAAATTCTCACGCGCGCCTAATACGCCTGATTATACCTCTATACGCGCGCGTACGTAACGAAGTAACACGGGAGGGTTGAACCGTGAGAGAGAAGAGCGTCGAGACATACCTCCGGGAACAGGTGCGGAAAGCTGGAGGCTGGGCCCCGAAGTGGACCAGTCCCGGCAACAACGGCGTACCGGACCGGATTGTATTCCTGCCTGGTGGCCGGGTGGTTTTCGTCGAGCTGAAGGCGCCCGGCCGAAAGCCGACGCAGTTGCAGAAAGTTCAGCATGAACGTCTTCGGGCTCTCGGCCAGCTTGTGGCCGTGATCGACAGCAGAGAGAAGGTCGACAGCCTGCTGGAGTATCACGAAGAGGGGCTATTGGAGTACGCCATCCAGGAAGGGATGTTTCGATGACCTTGCTTCGAGCTGACGTGGCGCCGCGGGAAATCTTCAAACCGCACGCTTACCAGCGCTATTGTATCCACCGCGTCGTGACCGATCCGATTCTGGGGCTTTTCCTCGACATGGGCCTCGGCAAGACGGTGATCACGCTGACCGGCGTCAACGATCTCATGTACAACCGGTTCGCGATCCGGAAGACGTTGGTCATCGCGCCGAAGAAAGTCGCCGAGGCCACCTGGACGGATGAGGCGGCGCGGTGGGAACATCTACGGTTACTGCGAGTGCAGACGGTCCTGGGGACGGAGCGGCAGCGGCTGCGAGCGCTGGCGACGCCGGCGGATATCTACGTGATTGGCCGGGACAATCTGCAATGGCTTGTCGATCATTACCGACAGGCGTGGCCGTTCGATATGGTGGTGCTGGACGAACTGTCGAGCTTCAAGAATCCGAGCTCCAACCGGTTCAAGGCCATGCGGCTCGTCCGGCCGAAGATTCAGCGCGTGCTGGGGCTGACCGGCACGCCGGCGCCGAACAGCTTGCTGGACGTCTGGGCGCAGGTGTACCTGCTGGATCAGGGTCAGCGGCTGTATCCGAAGTATGAGCAGTTCCGGAGCCGCTATTTCGACAAGGCCGTCTGGATGGACTATCCAAAGTACGACGCGAAAATTGGCGCGGAGGACGCGATCAAGGCCGCCATCGGGGACATCTGCATCAGCATGAAGGCTGAGGATTATCTCGAATTACCGGAACTGGTGCAAAACCGGATTCCGATCGAGCTTGACGCGAAGGCGCGAAAGGCGTACCGGGATTTTGAGCGCCGGCAAGTGTTGGAGCTGGACGGCGAGGTCATCACCGCCGCCCAGGCTGCGGCTGTCACGAACAAGCTGTTGCAGATGTGCGCCGGCGCCGTGTATGACGAGAACCGCGAAGTCCACGAGGTTCACGCCGCGAAGATCGAAGCCTTTTTGGAACTGGTGGAGAGCCTGCAGGGCAAACCGCTGCTGACGTTCTATGGCTTCCAGCATGATCGGGACCGGATCCTCAAGGCGCTGCGGAAGCATAAGGGGCTTGAGGTCAGGGAGCTCAAGAGCGCGCAGGATTTCGCAGACTGGAACGCCCGGAAGATCCACGTCGGTCTGGCACATCCGGCTTCGACGGCATACGGCCTGAACCTTCAGCGCGGCGGCAATCATATCTGCTGGTTTACGCTGCCGTGGAGCCTCGAGCTGTATGAACAGGCGCAGAAACGGCTGCATCGGCAAGGACAACAGGAGAAGGTTATTGAGCACCTGCTGATGGTGAAAGATAGCATGGACGAAGAAGTGGCGAAGCGCCTGGAATCGAAGGCGAAGACGCAGCAGGCGCTGATTGACGCGCTGAAGGCGCGGATTGAAAGGGTGGCGACGTCATGAAGCCGCACAGGATAATCCGTCACAGCAGCCGCGTCAGCAGCGAGCACGGCTGCGCGATCGAGGCGTTGGTTGGCGATCAGGGACCGAGCCGGTACCGGGCGGCGAAAGAAGAGATCGCGGTGATCCTGCGGCGACTGTCACCGGCTGAGCGGAGGGCAATGCTAGCGGAACTTGCGAGGGAGGAGCTGAGCGAGTCATGAGCGCGAAACATGTGCTGGTATGCTGGGAGTGCGGCCGCCCGGGGCGGATCACCGAGGACAACCAGACGTACTGTGAGCACTGCGGCCCGGGCGTGGAGCTGGTAGCGGTGCCGGATGAGGCGAGCGTGTACGGGATTGACTGCCGGGACGGGAGGTGTGAGTTTTGATGAGCACTATCCTTTCGGCCAAAACGGTGACGACCCGGAAACCGCACGCTTGTTGGGGCTGCGGCATCAAGTATCCGCCGGGGACGGAAATGAAGGTCGTAACGAGCGCGGACAGGGGGCTTGATACAGCCTACTGGTGCCGGACTTGTCAGGAGTATTGCAATCGTTACTTGGAGCCAGATGATGTCGTTGTGTCCGGCGAGCTCCGGTTTGAAGACCCGGAAGGCTGGGAAGCGATCAGGCAGGAGCTGGAGCAGAAGGGGGAGACGACGCAATGATCGGCCTGAAACAGCCCAAACCCGGCGAGTCATTTCGCTTGCTGGTAACAGTCCGGAAGGTGAAGCGCGGCGTGCCGACTGCGATCCGCGTGGACGGGCGGGATTATGTGTTGCGCGCGGAAGGGCAGTTCAATCAGCAGGGAAGGAGGCGGAAGCGTGATGACCGAGCAGCAAGCGATTGAACTCCTGAGCAGCTACCGCCAAAAGCAGGCCCGCCTGCAGGTGTTGTCCAGCTACAGCGTCGGCGCCGGTATCACGATCAGCCGGCTCAATGAGGACGACCACCTGCAGGAGCTGCATCGCAAGTTGCGTGGGTTGCCGAGCTACATGTACCTGTCGAAGCGTGAGCAGCAGTTGGAGACCGTGGCACATGCCTATCTCGAGCGCTACCCGGCCGGCACCCGGGCGCAGCTGGCGGCGGTGCCGCGTGAGGGCGCGGACGAAGAGGACGAGAAGCTGCTGCGGGAACTGCGGGTGAAGATCCGCAAGGTGATCGCGGCGCGCGGCTGGGACATCCGGGACGATATTGACGAGGTGTTGGACAGGCTGGCTGAGTACCAGGACCTGCGGGCGGAGATCGAGCGGGTGGATACGGTGCTGGCGGCGCTGGAGAATTACAAGCCGGATCTGGCACGGGTGCTGCGGCTCCGGTACGTGGAAGGTAAACAACCGTCTGAGGTAGCCGCGGAGTTAAAGATCGCGGAGCGCACATTCCGGTCCTGGCAGAAGAAAGCTGAGCAGGAATTTGCCCGGCTCGCAGGGTGATGCCGAAAATATGCCGGAAATGTGCCGGAATTATGCCGAAGAAAGGCCGGACAAGCCGAAATTTGCGTGCTAAAATGGTACTGTCGAAGTAGTGTAGACGTACGAGGTCGCCGATCACCGGCGGCCTTTTCTCATTTCGTCCGCCGACTCGCGGGGTGGGAGCCATGCCCGCCTCATCCCGCCGAGTCCGGATCGGTGCGGGGCGGTGTCCGGTGTTTCTTCGAGATAAGAAAAACCGCCGGGTGCTTCCCGAGCGGTCAATGAGATAATACCAGAAATTAACACATTGGTCAATTGGTGAGGTGGTGGTCGTGTAGTGGCAGCGGAAAAACAACCTCATGCAAAAACTACTGCGGCGCCAAAACACGCAGCGGGCTGCCGTGCCGGAACCGTGCGATGGCGAACGGCCGCTGCCGGATGCACGGCGGCAAATCGACTGGCCCGCCGAAGGGCAATAAAAATGCCGTCAAAACCGGTGAATACGAAACCATCTGGATGGACGCCCTCGATCCCGAGGAACGCGTCCTTTTTCATGTCGTCGACACGGAGGTCCTGAAACAGATCGACGAGGAGCTGCGCCTCATCACGATCCGGGAGCGCCGGATGCTGCAGCGGATCGAGCGCCTGCGCGCAGCAGGGGATTTCACGGTCGTGCGCCATTCGGTTGGCATCGAGAAAGGGAAAAAGACGGACCTGCGGGAAGCCGAGGGAACGCTTGGCCAGATCCAGGCGATCGAAGAAGCGCTGACCCGGGTGCAGGAGAAAAAGGCGAAGCTATTAGATTTGAAACATCGAATTCTGGCTGGCCAAGATCCTGGCTACAAAGCTCCGATACACATCATTATTGACTACGGTGATAGCGATGGCAGTGGAAGTGAAGGCAGTTAGGGTGCAGTTTAATCCCATATTCCGTAGCGCCAATGAAAGCCGCCATCGTTATCGCGTTATGAAAGGGTCAGCCGGTTCTGGGAAGTCAGTGAACGTCGCCCAAGATTACATCATTAAGTTGAGTGACCCGAAGTATAAAGGCGCCAATCTGCTTGTCGTTCGGAAGGTCGATGCGACAAACCGGTACTCTACATACGCCGAGTTATGCGCGGCCGTGTACCGGATTTTTGGCGATCAGTGGCGTCGGTACTGGAGCATTAAGCAAAATCCGCTTGAACTGGAAAGCCGCATAACCGGTAACAAAATTATCTTCCGTGGTGTAAAAGGACAAAGCGAACGAGAGAAAATCAAGTCGATCAATTTTGAACGCGGAAAATTGGTTTGGATATGGATTGAGGAAGCGACGGAACTGTTGGAAAGTGACGTCGACATCTTGGATGACCGGCTTCGGGGCATCTTGGACAATCCAAATCTGTATTACCAAATCACTTTCACCTTTAACCCGGTCAGCGCGACGCATTGGATTAAGCGCCGGTATTTCGACGTGGTTCATCCGGACATCTTCACGCACCACAGCACGTATTTGGACAATCGGTTCATTGATGAGGCCTACCACCGCCGCATGATGCTTCGGAAGGAGCTCGATCCGGAAGGCTACCGGGTGTACGGCCTCGGCGAATGGGGCGAGCTGGGCGGCCTGATCCTGACCAACTATGTAGTCGAAGAATTCGATACGTCGTTCGAGCGCTTCGATCGCAAGGTGTATGGTCAGGACTTCGGTTTTAACCACGCGAACGCCATTCTCGACGTCGGATTCAAGGACGGCGAGATTTTTATTTGCGATGAAATTTACGTGCATGAGAAGGACACCAGCGAAATCATCCAGATCGCGGAAAAGAAAGGACTGGACAAGCGGATCGTGATGTATTGCGATTCGGCGGAACCGGACCGAATCAAGACGTGGCGAAATGCGGGGTTCAATGCGCGTGCCGTGAAAAAGGAACCTGGCAGTGTTCAGGCGCAGATAGACTTCCTGAAGCGCCACAAAATTCACATCCACCCGCGCTGCGTGAACACGCTCAAAGAGATTCAGCAGTGGAAATGGAAATACGACGACAAACTCGGAGTTTATTTGGACGAGCCGGTGGAGTTCATGGATGACGCGATGGCCGCCTTACGATACGCCGTGGAAGGCGTGCGCAGGGGCCCTGCCATCAGCTTCAAATGACAGGAGGTGACGGCATGCCCACTGAAACGCAGCGAATCATCGAGATCATCGAATCCGGCGCTAGGTCGGCGATGACGTTGGACCAGATCATCAAAAACGAGATCGACATCTGGCTTCGTTCCACTGAACGTCAATGGATGCTGACTGGGCAGCGGTATTATGTCGGCGACCACGACATTTTGCAGCGGAAGCGGACGGCGATCGGTGAGGATGGCGAACTGATTGAGGTTCAAAATCTCTCCAACAACAAGCTTGTTCATGCGTTCGTCCGCAAGCTCGTCGATCAAAAGGTTGGCTACCTTCTCGGAAAGCCGCTCAGCATCCAAACCGAGAATCAGGAATACCTGGACTTGTTGAACGAGATTTTCGACAAGTCCTTTTTGCGTCTTCTGAAGAATCTCGGCAAAGAGGCTGTCAACAAAGGCAAGGCGTGGCTGCACGTCTACTACGACGAAGATGGCCGGCTGAGCTTTAAGAAAATCCCATCCGAGGAGATCATCCCGCTGTGGCGCGATGCGGATCATACGAAGCTGGATGCGGCCATCCGGGTTTACGAGATCGAGGCATATGAGGGCACGCAGAAACGCATCATCACCAAAGTCGAGTTTTGGGACACGGCAGGCGTTCGCCGTTACGTGCTTGACAATGGCGGTCTGGTCCCGGATGTGGAGGTCGGCGAGGTCGGCAGCCATTTCGTCGTTGTGCAGGGCGAACAGGAGCAGGGGATGAACTGGCAGCGCGTCCCGTTTGTGTGTTTCAAGTACAACGACGAGGAACTGCCCCTCATCCAGGTTATCAAGTCGCTCGTCGATGACTACGACGCGAAGACTTCCGACCACGCGAACAATCTGGAGGATCTGCCCAACAGCATTTATGTGCTCAAGAACTACGACGGGCAGGATCTTGGCGAGTTCCGGCGGAACATGTCCACGTATCGGGCCGTGAAGGTTATGGGTGACGGCGGGGTTGATACACTTAGCATCGACATCGACACCGAGGCGACCGAGAAGCACCTGGACCGGCTCCGCAAGGACATCTACGAATTCGGCCGCGGGGTGGACACCCAATCCGAGCGGTTCGGCGACAAGTCGGGCATCGCTTTGAAATTCCTGTATGCCGATCTGGATCTGGACTGCAACACCATCGAAACCGAATTCCAGGCGTCGCTGGAGCATCTGCTATGGTTCGTGAACGTCCACTTGGCCAACACCGGCGCTGGCGAATTCATGGACGAAAAGGTCGAGTTCATTTTCAATCGCGACGTCATCATCAACGAGACCGAGGCGATTACGAACGCGAAGAACAGCGTCGGTCTCATTTCTGACGAAACGATTGTCGCCCAGCACCCGTGGGTAACCGACGTTCAGGTGGAACTTGAGCGGATCCGGAAACAGCGGGCTGAGGAAGCGCGGCTGTTAGACGGATATGACCGTTTGGTTGGCGGGCAGCAGCCGGCCGGCGCCGGTGAGTCCGCATGAAGTCGGCGGAATACTGGCGTCGCCGCAGCGAGGAGGTCGCCGCTCGGCAGTTCGCGAAGGCCGACGCCTATCTGGACGAGCTTTCTCGGGAGTACGCCCGGGCGACGGAGGAGATCCGACGGGCGATTGAGGTTTTTATCAGCGCTATGCGAAAAACAACGAGGTCAGCATGGCGGAGGCCCGCCGGCAGCTGTCCGGGCCTGAGCTCCGGCAATTCAAGATGACGCTGGAGGAATTCATCCAGAAGGCCAAAAACAACTCGGACGGCCGCTGGACCAAGCAACTGAATGAAGTCTACTATCGGGTCCGCGTGAGCCGCTACGAGGCGCTGCTCACCGAAATCCGGCAGGTGGTCGAGCTGCTCGCCGGCAGCCGGCAGCGCCGCACCGGGGAGCTTCTCGGTGACATCTACGAGGACACCTACTACCGGACGATCTACGAGATCCAGCGCGGGACCGGGTTCGGCGTAACGTTCGCAAAGATTGACCGGGACGCGCTGGAGACAGTCCTCGGGACGCAATTTGCCGGGTCCAACTGGTCCAAGCGGATCTGGGGGGACCGGGACAAGCTGATCGGCGAGCTGCGCACGCGGCTGGCGCAGGCGTTCATCCGCGGCGAGTCCGCGGACCGAACGGCGCGCGAGCTGGCGGACCGGATGCGGGTGTCGCTTTCCAATGCCGAACGTCTGGTGCAGACGGAAACGGCGTTTTTTGTTGGGGAGGCTACGGCGGCCGGATACAAAGCCAGCGGCGTCGTACACAAGTACGAGTTCCTCGCCACGCTGGACAGCCGGACGTCCGAAGTCTGCCGCAGCATGGACGGCCGTGTGTTTGCGCTGTCCGAGCGCGAAGTCGGGGTGAACTACCCACCGCTGCATGCGCGCTGCCGCTCCACTGTCGTGCCGTACTTCGACGACGAGATCGACCCGGGTGAGCGGATTGCGCGGGATGAGGATGGGCAGACGTATTACGTGCCCGGGAACATCACTTACCGGGAGTGGCTGGAAAAATACGCAGGGAGGTGATGCCGTTTGCCGATAGGCCAATACAAACGCAGCTCGTACTGCGAAGCGATCCAATTCACGTCGGCCGATCCGGCGCACGTGCAGGAAATCATTGATTTCGTCGGCCTGCCGATCTCGATCGATTACGAGAAAGACGGCAGAGTCAAGCTGCGCGTGATCCGCGGTGCCCTCGATGTGGTTGTCGCCTACACAAGCGATTACATCGTGAAGCACGCGGACGGAAGGCTGGAAACGGTGAAACAGGCGGATTTCGAAGCGAATTATGAACCCGTGGGCTCCGGATGAGACTTCCGGGGCCCAAATTATTGCCCTCTTTAAAGGTTCGGGGTCAAACTGAACGGAAGCCGATTGCTGGCGGGTTACCAGCCTAAAAACCTAATCGGGAGAGTGTTGAAAGGTGGATCTGAAAGAGCTGCTGGGTGAGGACTTGTACAATCAGGTCATGGTCAAACTCGGCGACAAGCACAAAATCGCTATCGTATCCGACGGAAATTGGATTCCGAAGGACAAATTCAACGAGATCAACGAGGCCAAAAAGCAAGCCGAGGAGGTGCTCAAAGAGCGCGACAAGCAGCTCGCCGATCTGAAAAAGGCGGCCGAGAGTAACGAAGAGCTGCGCAAACAGATCGAGCAGCTGCAGGCCGACAACAAAGCCGCGGCTGAGAAGTACGAGGCCAGGATCAAGGAAATGGCTATCACGACGGCCATCAAGTTGGCGGTCGCCGGCCAGGTGCACGATCCGGATCTGGTGGCCACGCTGCTGGACAAAACGAAAATCGAGATCGACGAGAGCGGCAATGTGAAGGCTGGGCTCGACGATCAACTGAAATCCCTGCGCGAGAGCAAGGGATTTTTGTTTATCGAGCAGAAGTCGTCGACCGGACAACCGCAGTTTAAGGGCGCCACGCCGGCGGACGGCAGGGATAAGAGCAACGGGCAGCCGCAGCCTCAATCCCTGGCCGACGCTGTGGCCGCCTACTACAACAAAACCTAACGGGAGGTAGTGCAGAATGCCTGTAACGCTGGCAGAAGCGAAGAAAAACGTACAGGACGCCCTAACGCTGGGCGTTATCGACGAGTTCCGAAAGTCGAACTGGTTGCTTAACAACATCACGTTCGATGACGCGGTTTCGCCGACGGGCGGCGGGGCGACGCTCACCTATGGATACACCCGGCTGGTGACGCAGCCGACGGCCGCGTTCCGTGCGATCAACACGGAATATGCGCCGCAAGAAGTGACCAAACAGCGCTACACGGTCGATCTGAAAGTGTTCGGCGGTTCGTTCGAAATCGACCGGGTGATCGCCGGCATGGGTGGCATTATCAATGAGGTCACCTTGCAGATGCAGCAAAAAATCAAGGCGGCGCAAGCGCTGTTCAACGACACCGTCATCAACGGCGACAGCGCGGTTGACGTGAACGCCTTCGACGGGCTGGAAAAAGCGCTGACGGGCAGCTCGACGGAATTCATCCCGGGTGAGGCGATCGACCTTTCGACGTCGGATGCGATCGACGCCAACTACAAGAAGTTTTTGGACTTGATGGACGAATTCCTCGCGCTGCTTGACGGCCGCCCCTCGGCGTTGCTCATGAACAGCAAGCTGTGGGCGAAAATCCGTGCTTGCGCGCGGCGCTCCAGCGCGTACACGGAGACGAAAGACGAATTCGGCCGGAACGTTTCGACCTACGACGGCATCCCGCTGATTGATGTCGGCGAGAAACCCGGCTCGAACAATCCGGTGATTCCGGTGAACGGAACGACCGGCGAAACCAGCCTGTATGCGGTTCGCCTCGGCCTCGACGGTTTCCACGGCGTTTCGATGGCCGGCCAGCCGCCGGTCCGCACCTGGCTACCGGACTTCTCGACGGCCGGCGCCGTGAAGAAGGGCGAGGTCGAAATGGTTGCAGCGGTTGCCCTGAAAGCTACCAAGGCGGCCGGCGTCTTCCGGAAAATCAAGGTTGCGTAAGGGGGCGGTCTGTTTGGCGAAGATTTACGCGCCTAACAAGCAATACACCGGTGTCTCGGCCAGCGTGACGTTCGTGAATGGGGTCGGAGAGTGTTCCGACCCTCGTTTGCTCGAATGGTTCCGGGAACACGGTTACGCCGTCGAGGAAGAGGAAAAGCCCAAACGCAAGGGCGGCGACCGCGATGCCGGCGACTGAGGTTCTGGCCGCGATCAAGCTCCGGCTGGGGCTGGACGACTCGCATGATGCGCTGATCGACTCCTACGTGCAGGAGATTGGTCAGCGCATCGTGCACTACACGAATCTGTCCGAGATCCCGGCCACTCTGGAACACACCTGGGCTTCGATGGTCATTGACGTGCTCCGGATCGAGCAGCCGAATTTGCCGGGGATCGCCGAAACGACCGGCGGGGGCGAGTCCGTCACGGTCGGCGACACGTCGACGGCCCCGGTCCGGCCTGCTGGGCTGACCAACACGGCCAAGTCGGTGATCGACGAGGTCGTGCTGAATTACCGGGTCGATCTCAACCGGTACCGAAAGCTGAGGTGGTGACGATGAACCTTACGCGGCACCGCCGGGCGATCGAACGGATGTACACGGACCGGTGCACGATTTACCGGTACCAGCCGGTGAAAGACCCAGAAACGAAAACGACGAAGCTCGTCCCGCAGCCGGTTTATGTGGATCAGCCCTGCCGGATCTCGCAGCGCGCACTGGCGACGAATAACCAGACCGAAGCGCAGAATGAAATCCGGTATGAAACGAAACTGTTCATCGCGCCGGAACTGGAGATCCGGCAGGGCGACTCGATCGAAGTCACCCGGAATGGTGTGACGCGACAATATACGGCCGGCGAGCCGTTCCTGTACTCGACCCATCAGGAGGTCAGCCTGCAGCGCGAGGAGTGGGCGTGATGAATGATCTGCTCGAACGTCGTTCTGTGCGGGACGAAATTACGATCACGATCCATTTTGTGGACGGGAACTTATTCGTCCAGCCGCTGCCGATCGACCAGGCTGATGCCGTGCAGGAATTTATGGACTGGTTTCGGGATCCCGGGAAACACAAAGTTTGGGCTTGGCATGTGGTGGCCGAGCAGAAAATCCACATGTTGAACCATGCACACATAATGGGCGTGGACATCGAAGGGTACATCGAACCGGAAGGCCGGCCGTCTCGGTGGTACGAACGTTTGGCTGATCGGATTCGGTTGAGGTGGCTCTGATGTCCAAGTGGGGTAAGTTCGACTTCTCCGAATTCGAGCGGCTGTCCAAGACGTTCAAGAAGGCGCTGGATGAGCGTGTCATCGAGCGGTTCATACAGGACTTCCTGCTTGAGATGGCCTACCGTGCCGAAAGGAAAATCAAAAAGCGGACGCCGGTTAACAAAGATCCGAAAGCGTCGACTCGGGGACAGTTGCGGCAGAATTGGCAGGTTGGCCGGGTCGAGCGCCGGGGCGATGCGTACCAGGTCGAAATTTACAACAATACGCACTATGCCCAGTTCGTTGAGTACGGCCATCGGACCGGGAAAGACCTCACGAAGTGGGTCGAGGGTCGTTTCATGATGACCATCTCCATGCAGGAAATTGAGCGCGAGTTGCCGCGCTATCTGGAAAAGCGCGTGACGCGGCTGCTCAACGATCTCATGAACGGCCGGCCGCCGAGGAAAGGGTGATGTCATGGGCCAACCGGTCACATTCAACGACGTCCGCTATGCCGTCCATGCCGCGCTTGACGCCGCGTTCCCGGACATCCCGATCCACGACGAGGAGATTCCGCAGGAGCTCAAACCGCCGTGCTTTTTCGTCCGCCTGCTGGAGCCGGAGCATACGCAGGAGCTCGGCCGCCGGTTCTTCCGGTATCACCCGTTCGTGGTCCGGTATTTTGCGCCGGATCGCAGCAACACCGCCATGTACGACATGGCGGAGCAGCTGACGAAGGCGCTTCAGCAGATCCAGGTGGCCGGCCGCCCGGTCCGCGGGACGGGAATGCAGTTTGAGATTGTTGACGAGGTGCTCCACTTTTTCGTGAGTTACGATTTCCACGTCTGGGCGCCGCGGCCGGATGATCCGGCGATGGGCAGCCTGGACGTGCAGGAGGGGTTGAAGTGAAGAAGTCCGAAACGGCGGAAGCCGCCGTGCCCGCATACACCAAGGCGCAGTTTTTGGCGTCGAAGCAATTCACCGCCGTCCAGAAAGACGTGCTGCGCGCGCTCATGAAGGACGGCGAGACCTATACCGTCGAGCAGGCGCAAAAGCTGATCGACGATTACGCGAAAAGGAAGGTGAAGTAACGTGGCGGGTGGCACGTGGACAGCTCAAAACAAGACACGCACCGGCGTGTACATCAATTTCCGAAGCGAACAGCAGGCGCTTGGGACGCTGGGTGAGCGCGGCATCGTCAGCCTGCCGCTGGCGCTCTCGTGGGGCCCGGCAAAGCAGGTAATCACGGTCGAGGCCGGCGCGGATACGTTCGACACGCTCGGATATCCGATCACGGCGCCGCAGCTGCTGCTGGTCCGGGAGGCGCTGAAACGGGCCGGGACGCTGCTCCTGTACCGGCTCAATACCGGCACGCAGGCATCGGCTACAGTCGGCGGTCTGACCGTGACGGCGAAGTACGGCGGCGCCCGCGGCAACGACATCAGCGTCGTCATCCAGGCGAACATCGACGACCCGGCCAAGTTCGACGTGAAGACGCTCGTCGCCGGCCAGGAAGTTGATTCGCAAACCGTCGCCACTCTCGACGAACTGGCAGGTAACGCGTGGGTCAGCTTCACCGGAACCGGCGAGATCACGCCGACGGCCGGCACGCCGCTGACGGGCGGCACGGACGGCACCGTAACGGCGCAGGACTACCTCGATTATCTGGCTGCGGTCGAGGTCCACGACTTCCAGACGATCGGCCTCACGGCGACGGATACGGCGACGAAAGAAGTGTTCATTTCGTTCGTGAAGCGGCTCCGGGAGGACGAGGGCAAGAAGATCCAGGTCGTCGTGGAAAACTATCCGGAGGCCGACTACGAGGGCGTCATCAGTGTCAAGAACGGCGTCGTGCTGGCCGATGGGACGACGCTCACGGCGGCGCAGGCGGTCGCTTGGGTGGCGGGGGCGACGGCCGGGGCGGCGGCCAACCAGTCGCTGACCTACCAGGCGTATGACGGCGCTGTCGATGTCGCGCCGCGGTACACGAACAGCCAGATCATCGCAGCCCTGCAGAATGGCGAATTCGTGTTCATCCCGATGGATGGCCGCGCGGTGGTGGAGCAGGACATCAACACCCTGCACACGTTCACGCCGGAGAAAGGCAAGGCGTTTTCGAAAAACCGTGTGCTGCGGGTGTTGGACGGGCTCGCGAACGACTACATGCGGGTGTTCAGCCAGTCGTACATCGGCAAGGTGCCGAACAACGACGACGGGCGTGCGCTGTTTAAATCGGAGATCATCAACATCACGAACCAGTACGTGAACATCGGCGCCGTGCAAAACTTTGACCCACAGGCGGATCTGGAAGTGTTGCCGGGCAATGATCCGGACGCCGTCGTTGTGAACCAGTGGGTGCAGCCGGTGGACAGCATTGAGAAAATTTATATGACCGTGACGGTCCGGTGAGGTGATCAAAGTGGCAGTCATGCGGGAACAGGATGCCATCAGCGGGAAACACGCCAAGGCGTTTATCACGATCAACGGCCGCGTGGAAGAGCTCTTCTACGCAAAGTCCATCGAGGCCACGATCGAGAAAAACAAAGTCGACGTGCCGGTACTAGGCCGGACGAATACGCCGCAGGTTTCGTCCGGTTGGAGCGGCAGCGGTACGCTGACCGTGTATTACGTAACGTCGCTGTTTCGCCAGCTGATGCAGGAGTACGTGAAAACCGGCCGGGATTTCTGGTTCGATCTCATGATTGTGAACGAAGACCCGCAGTCTTCGGCCGGCCGGCAGCGAGTGGTACTGAAAGGCTGCAACCTGGACAGCGTGTCGGCGGCGCAGTTCGACGCCACCAGCGATGACCGGCTGGAAGAAGAGCTGCCGTTTACGTTCAGCGATTACGAAATTTTGGAAAGCTTTAACACCATCACGGGCGCCTGATCTTCGGGCGCCCTATTTTTCAGGAGGGTAGATTATGAGCAGTCTCAAAGCGTTTTTCTCTCAAAATGTCCGGCCGGCAACTGTTGAAGAAGTCGTAGTGTCTGATCGGTTCATCGGAGAGGACGGTAAGCCGATCCCTTGGAAAGTCCGTGCACTGACTGAGGCGGAAAATGAACAGCTTCGTCGAGCGTCCATGCAACCGCCAAGAAAAAGAGGCGATGCGCCCGAAATTCAGCCGGACACATATCTGGCAAAAGTCGCGGTCGCCAGTGTTGTTTTTCCCGATCTGAAGGATGCCGAGCTGCAGCAATCATACGGTGTGATGGGAGCAGAAGAACTTTTGAAAAAGATGCTGTTGCCCGGCGAGTATGCGCGGCTTGTGCAGAAGGTGCAGGAGGTTAACGGATTCGACCGCGATGTCAACGAGCTGATCGATGAGGTAAAAAACTGATTCGGGAGGGCGATAGTGAGTGGAATTACGCTTACTACGCCTTCCACAAATTGCGCATTATGCCGTGGGAGTTCGCGGAACTGAACGTGTATCAAAAAGCGGCGCTCATCGCGATGATCGACGAGCGAATTAAAGCGGAAAAGAAGCAGCCGCGAGGGCGAAAAAAGAAACGGAGATAGCCCTCCCTGCGTAAAAATATGATAAGATTAGAAAGGAAAACTTATCCAAGCAGGGAGGGTTATCATGTGGATCCAATTCTGATTGTATTGATCGTAATATTTGCACTTGGGATAATTGGATTCATTCTTAGTCGAAAAACGGCATCCAAAGCCAAAAAACTTAGAGCAAAAGAATATAGTGTTGCGGTGCATATGCATGGAATACCAGGAGCTCCACAACACAGCTTGGCAAATCTATTTTTTACCGATGAAAAAATCATTATTGAGACGAACAAAAACTTCTTTGAGTTAAATTATTCACAAGTGACGGCCGTCGAAGGGGTAAGAAAAAGCGATTTGTTAAAAAAGGATAAATCCGTAATCGCGCGCGGTGTTATGGGGGGTCTCCTGCTTGGCCCGATTGGCGCCATAATAGGCGGGATGTCCGGCATAGGCCAAAAGAAAATAAAAGGGGATTTTTTAATCATAAATTATCT